TGGGAGCGCACGACGAACTGCACGGTCGCTCCCGAGAGGTCCACTGCGGTCCCGTCGTCATAGCTGAGCTGATCAGTGAAGACGACTGCCGTGTCACCGACATTCGTTGTCCAGTCGGCCATCGCTTATGCCTCCCGCTTGCCCATGCTTGGGTTCGAGGTCCCCGCGCGCGACCTCGGCTCGCTCAACCCACGCCGCGTCTGAGGAGCATCCTCACCGACCGGCCCATGGGCGACGTCCGCGTCTTCGGGCGCCCCGGCGAAGTAGGTCTGTCCGAAGAACGCTGTCGCGAGCATTACGGCGAGGGTGTGCTCGCGTAGCGCTTCAGGCCGTCGTCCTCTCTGAACGCCCGCTCGCGCGCATCGCGACGCCTGGCCGCTTCACCAGCAAGGTGGTCGGCGATGTCTGCGTTCTTCGAAAGCAGTGCCCGCATGCCTTCGGTGAGCTGTTTGGCGCGCTCCGCATAGGTGGGGGCATCGTCGCGGCCCACGATGATCGGGTCGCTTTCCCTGTGCCCGTTGATGATCCGGGCGAACTCGTTGTCCTGGAGATGCGCCTGCGCCTGCTCGATCAGGTTAGACACGCTCTGAATGCGGGCTGTCTTGCCGAGGAAGTCGGGAAGATCCGGGACGGTCTGCTGAGCCATATCGCTTCCTTGTCTCACCAAGCTATGAGAGGACGAATTGAGGGATTCCGCCCGCTTGCCCATAGCCCCCGGTGTTGCCGGCTGCCATGGCGATAGCGGAACTCGCAAGCGATCCGAAGCGCCGAGGTCCAGAGCCGATTGGCCCGCCGACCGGCCCGAGCGACTCGTTGACCGCAAGCTGAAGGTTCGTCGTTCCAAACGTTCCGTTTATGAGATAGGCAGCGTAGAACAGGCCGCTTGCCGATGGCGTATACGGAGACGAGAGGGCGCATACTTTCCAGCCCTGCGTTGTCCATCGCGAGTCGGACGCGAGGTTCGCTGTCGCCGCGAGGCAGGTAGGCGTCCCGGATACGTCTTGCCAGAGGCCGAGGTAGATCCCGGATGGGGCCGTTCCTGAGGAGGGTGTCTGCACGCACACACAGATATTCGTAATCGTGTCCGTCGGGTAGAGGTAGAACGCTTCGGCATAGATCGTCTGGGATGTCTGAACAGCCCCGGTTTCGGCGTCTTGTGTCAGGTCAATCACGCCGACGGCGACCCGTAGATCGCGGCGGCGCGTCCATGGGTCGACAACGAGATTTGCTGGGATTTGTCCAAAGTTCACTTCTATGGCTCCGACGTTGTCAGCAGGCCATAGCCCGCCGTGGCGTGCAGGTCATCGATAAGCGCCTTGACCGCCTCGGCGACGTTCTGCAATGTCGCCGATCCGGTCGCGAACGATGTGCGCGTAGCCGTTCCGGTCCACGGCATCCAGCCCGTGCGGGCAGTGACGCCTCTGGCGTTGTTGAAGCTCAGCGAGTTGTCCTGACCGACTTTGATGACCGACTGCGAGCCGCCGATGTGGAAGTAGCAGCCTCTGGTGGTGGCGATCATGCCGGTGTCTCCGGCGATCGTGCCCGTGATGCCGTTGTTGGCGCCGGATGCGACGAACCAGCGTCCCTGCCCGGACCCGTTGCGGATCTGGACGGTGTAGAAGTTCCCGAGGCCATTGCCGAACAGGACGAGCGGGTCCTGGCTCGTGCTTCCCTGAACCTCCAGCACCGTGCCCGTCAGCACGCGGGCGGTCCCGCCGATGATCACCGGCCCCGACCCAGAGGCGACCGAGATCGCGGCGGTTGGGTGGTTTCCCTTGATCGCGATCGACGTCAGCGCGTTGGAGTCGGAGCGGAAGTCGGCCGTGACGGTCGGGCCGACCTGCGCAAGCGTCAGCGACACGGTCCCGGTGCCGGTCGCAGTCGCTCCGGTCGGCGTCGCGAACGTGAACGAGGTTCCTGCCGTGACGCTGGTGATGGTTGCGTTGGCCGGGATGTTGGTGCCGGTGACGAGGCGCCCGATGTCCGTCGCCAGAACGCTCGTATCTGTGACGGTCGTGGAGCCGCTCGTCGTGCCGCACGTATCGACGCGGCTTGTCCCCGTCTGCCCGTTGAGGTGGTAGCCGACGTCCATCTGCTGTCCGAACGGATTACCGATCACATGGCCGACAGCGGACCGATTCGGTCCCGCCGCCCATCCCCACGACAAAGCCGTTCCGGGAAATCCCGTGGCGTTCGCTGAGTCCGTGCGGCCGGAGTTGTTGTAGACCTCGACTTGGAACCCGGAGGCCTTTCCCACGGGCGTGTTCGTCATGCCGTTGAAGAAGTGACCGATGCCGACGCCGACCCCCGACCCGTCGATGCGGCCGATGCTATAGCCGGCGCATGCGTCGGGCGACCCGCTGGCTCCAACCGTTGTGCCGAGATTCTGCGCCTGCGCCACGACGGCGACCGTCTGCACCTGGTTGTTGGCGTCGCCCAGTGCGACGGCGGTGATTGTCGAGGCTTGCTCGCTTCCGTCGCCGACGACTGCGGTCGAAACCATCGACATGGAGCGAGTGAACTTCGCGACTGGCGCGAGGCTGCTTGTGTCGGGGTTCGAGAGGCTTCCGACCTGGAGCTGGAGGAGTTGTCCCATGGTGGGGGTCTCGAGCACGAGGCTGTAGTTGGTGCCCGAGCCGCCAAGGATCTGCCCGGAGTAGGCACTGCCGATCTGCACGGCTACGCTCGGCAGTTGGCCTTCCGGAAGTCTTGCGGTTCTGTCGAGGGAGGCGACGCCATTCGCGACGCCGATCTCGGACACCGGGACGAGAAGCGCCTCGGCGGCCAGGGCTCGCGAAGTCTCAACAGAAACTGCCACATCGGCGTACGCCGTCGTGGAGAGTTGGGTGCTGTTCGCCCCAGGCGAAGCAGTCGGCCCTCTTGGGATTCCGCTGAATGAGGGGCTTGTGATTGGCGCCAGGGCGGCTTCGGCGGCCTGTGCACGGCTTGTTTCGGCGGAGACGAGCGTCGCGGCGGTCCCCGCAGGGTCGAAGGCGCTCGTTGATTGAACGGCCGCCGAACCAAGGCCCAGGTTGGAACGTGCCGCCGCAACGTTGGCGAGATCGGACAGGTTGGCCGACTTCGCACATGCAAGAGCCTCGGCAGCTTCAGCGCGTGCCGTCTCTGCGGCGAGTGCACCCGCGTTCGCGGTTTCTGCCGCCTGCGCCCGGGTCGTCTCGGACGCGATGGCGTTCTCTACGTCGGTGATCGTCTTGGCGGTGATCGCTGCCGACATCTGGTCGCCGACGAGAATCGCGCGGGCGGAACTGCCTTCCTGTGCGCGTGTGATCGTGAACGCGTCGCCAGCGATGGAGGTGACGCGCAGAATCTCGGCGTTCGCCACAGTCGGCATGCCGCCGATCGGCCACACGACGATGTTGAACGGGGCTGCGGGAAAGAGCTGCGCGTCGCCCGGACGCACCGAGAGAACGGTGCCGCTGAGCGACGGAGATGGTGCCACCGCTACGGCGCTGTGACCGAAGTTCTTGTGCGGGTCGAACGACATGGTCCCGTCAGATGAAGCTGACTTCGGCTGCCGCCGAAGACGAGGCGTTGATGATCAGCGAAGTGGTCCCGGACGCGAGCGAGATGACGAGCCAGCCGGTCGGGCCGAACGGCAGCCCGGCGTCCGAAGTGTTCAAGTTGGTACGGAGCGAGAACGTGCCACTGGTCGGCTGCATCACGACGACGACAGCCGTGGCGCCAGCCGGGACCGGGATCGTGTTGTCGCCCGCGGTGAAGTTCAGGTCGCGGACCTCGCCGATAGTCGCCGACCCAGACATCGTGATCGGGCCGATGACCTTCTCGCCGGAGAGCAACCCGGTGGCGAGGCCGGTCACGGTGAGGGTGCCGGACATCAGGCGGCGTCCTTCCATGTCCGCCCCGTGACGACTGCTTCGATCGTCGAGCTTGCCACCCCGAACCGAAGCGCGAGGCGGCGATATGACAGGCCCTCATCGCGGAGGAGGCGGATCTGCTCGGCCGTTGCTGCATCCAGCTTCCGCGACCGGTCGCCCGCTTTCCGGCCGGATCTCGTCCTGAGCTTTTTGTCAGCGCCTCGTTCGCGCTCGCTATGGCAGGTTCGACACTGCCTACCACCGCGAGAAAGGTGGATCGTGTTGGCCTCGTCAAACGGGTGCCCGCGGCGACAGTGCGTCTTGGCGGCGTTTCTTGCGGCAGTTGACTCTCCGCGCAAGATATTGACGCGCTGCGTGACCGCCTCCATGTGATCCGGGTTAACACAAGCGCGGTTGCGACACAGGTGATCGATTTGAAGCGTCTCGGGGATGTCACCCACGAGCAGCTCATAGGCGAACCGGTGGGCGTAAACCAGTCTGCCCGCTGCTGCGATCTGGCCGTATCCCGTAGAGGACCGTGCGCCGACCCAAAGCCAGCATTTGTCACCGCGCCGAACCTTGTCCCAGAAGCGGTCCTCAGGCGTCCTCATGGCGACACTCCTCACACCGGCCGACGATTCTGCCGTGCTCGCAGCGCGGCAGCTTCGGACGGCCTCCCTTCGGCTTCGGGACCGCCTGCTCCATCCCCTCGGGGACCGCGGTCTCAAATCCTTCGCCCGCACGGGTACGCGGATCGTTGTCCGCGTACCCGTGGCGTCGAAGGTCGGCCGTGATCGCCCGGTAGGTGCCGAGGTCACCGTGTGCTACGGCCTTCTCTCGCATTGAGAGCAGGTAGGCGATGCTGGCCATTGCTCGTCCTCCCCGGTTTAGCTGAGGAAGACGAGCGGGGCGACGGCCTTCGCCGACGGCGACGCGATCGTCGCGGGCGCGGTCGCCGCGAGCGAGCTGCCGTGCGTCGCCGAGAAGAACAGCGGCGTCGTCGGCGTTCTCGCCCCAGTCGGGTTCCACTGGTAACCGACCGCGGTCGGCGTCGCGACCACGGCAGCCGTCGGGATCGTGCCGGCGGCGACCATGATCGAGGCGTACACGAACCCGTTCGGGGCGTTGCCCGTGGCGCCGCCGGTGATCTGCACAGCCGACGAGAGCGTGAACGTGTACGCAGCCGACGCGCCGATCGCCGCCGCCCCGGTTGCGTCCGCGGACTGCGCCAGCAGCGCCGGAGTCGCGATTCCCGAGTAGAGGGCCGCCCACGCGTGAGTGCCGGTCGCCTCGGCGGTCGCGCCCGCTTGGATCGTGATCTGCGTGATCACGTCGCCGGGCTCGACCGGGACCGCGACCGCACATGCGACCCCGGTCGCGGCGAGCGCGCCATCGGTGATGTTCCCGAGTGCGAACCACTCCATGTTGGAACGGACGGAGACGTTGCCCTGCGATGCGTTGGACGCCAGGCCCGTGAGCTTGGCGAACGGGTATGTGACCGGAAACCGGCCGTGAACGAGGTCGGGCATAGGGCTCCCTTCTGAGAGCGGCTGGCTTTTCTCTGACTACGCCTGGCGTACCGCTCAGGCAGCAAGGAGCCGGTTGCCCTTGCGGGCATTGCAGCTCCGATGGGCGAGCTTCACATTCGCCCGAGTGTGCGGCCCGCCCTTCGTGACGGGCACGACATGATCCATCGTTGCTTGCGAACGCGGGACGCGTTGAAGACAGAGGTGGCAGATGGCTTGATCTCGCTCGAAGATTTCATCGAGCGTGAAGCGTTCTGCCTCCGTTGATCCGCGAGTCAGCGCATAGCGACGCGCGTCCGTTGCTCTCTTCGACTCCGGATTGTCACGGGCCCATCTGAGGGCGCGGCGGATTTCCTCTTGTCTGTTCGCCGCATACCATTCGGCGAACACTCGCTTGCGGTGCTCGCTCGCGCGGGACGGCTGCTGCGCCACCCGCGTCGGGTTCGCGTGGTACCAGGCTCTCGCGCGTCCGCGGTTATCCTCGGCCCGGCATTCGGGCGAGCAGACGGTCGGCGGGCGCCCCGGCTTGCGGGGTCGCTCGAAGCGGACCCCGCAAGCCTTGCACACGAACTGCCGCACGCGGCGGATTTTACCGGTGCAGCGGCGACCTTAGAACGCCATGTTGCCGTCGAACGCGCCAACGGGGGCGGCGAGGCCGGTGCCCGCGGCGATCACGATCGACTCGCCGTAGCGCACGAGGAATGCCCCGTACGAGTAGCACTGGAAGCGGATCTCCAGGTTGCCGGAGAGCACCTCGGTCAGCACTCGCGTCCGCAGCGGGCTCTCGAACAGCCAGAGGTCGTCCCACTTCGCCGCGATCGCGACGTCCTGGTTCGAGCCGCTGTCGCTCGCGTCGTTGACGGGCACGTTGGCGTCGATGTAGATGCCGTGCGGGCCGAACTGGGTCCGGCCGACGAGGCCCTCAGCGTTCTCCGAGCGGTCCGTGAGGCCGGAGACGTTGAAGGGGCCGAACCTGTCGGCGCCGACGACCGGACGGCCAACGGTGCCGCTCGCGCCGTCGAGCGCGGTCGAGAACCAGTACCAGCGACGCGGGTGAAGCAGGAAGTCGACGTCCTGAATCGAGAACCGGTTCGTCGCGAGTCTGGACATCATCGCGCCCATCGTCTGGTTGAACGCCGGCCCCGATCTGGCAGCCGTCGAGCCGTCCGTGACGAGCGCCTGCGCGCCCCAGTTGTTGGACGGGTAGATGCCGGTGACCTCGCCGAGCCGGCCCGCGCCGCCACCGCCGGAGATGACCTGACGGTCGATGAGCCGGTTGTAGTCGGCGATCAGATCCTCGGTGATGACCTGGTCGATGATGTGGCCGGGCGACTGTTCCAGGAGCTGCATTGCGATGTCCGCCTGTCCCGCGAACGTCTTCACGCCGCACTGGACGGACGTGTCGGTGATGTCCTGCGAGGCGACCGGAGCGTTATCGGTCTGCGGCCCAACCTGGGTCGTGACTCTGAGCTTCGGGATGTTGATCGAGTCCGTGCCCTCCGGAAGCTCCATCTGGCGGCACCGGCCGGCGGCGATACGGCCCGCGCGCAGCGCCGGGATGAACTCGTCGGTGAGCCACAGCGGCGGGATGAAGTAGCCGCCCTGCCCGTCCGTGCGGGACGGGGTGACGCGACGCTCGAACGGGGACTCTTCCAGGCCGCGCTTGTCCACGCCGGTGATGAACGAGCCGCGGAACTCGCGCTCGGCACGGTCGATCTCGACCTGCGCGCGCTGCTCGCGGCGCTTCTGGCGCTCCGGCAGCACGACGTTCATCTCGGCGGCATGCCGCTGGAGACGGTCGAGGGCTCCCTCGGGGTCGCGGACCTTTGCGCGGATCGCGGGAACCTGGATCCCCGCGAGGTCGCGCCAGTAGCTGATCTCGTGGGCGTTGTCTCTGCGGTACGTCAGCGGCTCGCTCGTGACGCGAACCTCGCCCCGGGACGCTCTCGCGGCGGCCTCGCGGCGCTCCTCGACGATCTCCTGCTCGGCGAGGCGCTGTCTGAGCGAGCGGTACTCGGCCATGCGGGCGTCGTGGTCCTCGCCAAACGCCTTCTCGGCGTCAGCGAACGTCTGGCGCTCCTCGTCGGTCGGACGCTTAGCCTCGTCCTCATCGGCGGTACGCTGCTCGAACTCGGCGCGCTCGCTCGCGCGCTTCTCGACCGCGTCGGCGATCTCGTCACGAAGACGGTCGCGTCTTTCCGTGAGCTGCTCCAGCAGGCTCTTGTTGTCCTCAGGCATAGCCTGGTTCCTTTCGGGAGATGCACCCCATGCGGGCGCGGTTGCGTGTCCTCCCGGGCGGTTTCCGACCGGCCACACCGGACCGGACGCGACCTCAAAATTGAGGGGGCGTCACGGCGAAGCGTGCGGCGAGATCCAACGCGGGTACTTCAGAGGGACAGTCGGCTCAGAAGCCGGACTGCACGACCATGCCCGTGCCCTGAAGGGCAGCGATGCCGGCCGGCTGGCGGCCGTTGATGGCCGCGACGTAGCGGTGAAGTTGCAAGCGGGCCTGGAGGGTGCCGGAGAGCACTTCCAGGTGCACGCCGATCCGCGGCTCTGATTCGAACAGCAGCCCGTCCGATGGCCGGCAGGCGATGATTGCGTCCTGGTTTTGGCCCGTGCCGAGATTGGTCGGGACCGCATTGTCCATCCGGCCACCGAACGTAAGGAGATCGAAGTCACCGGACCCGTCGCGGTCGGTGATCATGAGCGGGCGCTGCTGCTGGTCCTCGCTCGAACCCAGCCATCCAAGCCGGGAGGTCGTCATCAGCCACATCTCCGGCGGGAGCCTGCGGTTGTTGCCGATGGCCGCGACGACCTGGCCGAAGTAGGTGAACATTCTCGTTGCCGTCGGCGAGCCATCGGTATAGGTGACCGCGTTTGCGCCCGTCACGAACGACAACAGCCCAGCGAGCTGCCCGTTCGCAGCGGACCCGTTGATGAGCTGCGCCTCAAGCTGGCCGTCGTAGCTCTCGGTGAGATCCTTGAAGTAGGCCCAGTCGAGATGCGCTCCGGCCGGCGACTGCTCAAGAAGCTGGAGTGCGACGTCTCCGTGCCCGGAGATCGTGATGACTGGCGAGGTCGTCGCCGCGTCCACGATGTCACGCGACGGATCGGCCGAAGCGTCCGCGACGGGCTGCGTGTGCGTCCCGGTCGTCAGGCGCGGCACGTTGACGGACTGGATGCCGCTAGGGAGCGGGAACTGCGGCATCTCCGCCGCCAGCACGCGCGGGGCACGCGGCGCTGTCGCGAACGCGTCGATCAGCCACAGCGGCGGCGCGAAGCTTCCACCCTGGCCGGGTGCTCGCGATGGGGTTGCGCGCTGTTCTAGCGGCATGGTGCGATACTCGACGTCGTCGGGCTTCTGCGCACGCGCCTTCTGGTCGCGGCGCTCAAGCTCGACCGCGAGTTCGCGTTCGTGGCGGGCGAGCCGCGCCGTCGCTGCGTTCTCGCCGCCATCGCTGGCGATCAGATCCTTGAAGTAGGAGTGCGGACTGTGCCGCTCATAGGTGAGCGGCTCGCTCAGGACCGCGACGTCCATCAGGCGGCCTCGTCGAGCGCGAGAAGGTCAAGATCCTGACGGGCGCGTGTCGTGTAGTCAGGCATCTCCCATGCGCGCTCGTCGGACCCGGCCTCGCCGGCGTCGGCGGCCGGCTCCTCGTCGTACTCCTCGTCGCCGTCGGCATCGGCGTCGGGGTTGGGGACGCCCATCAGCTCTGCGAGGAGCGGCTGTGCCTCGTCGACCGCGTCATCAGCGGAGGCGATCAGTCCGAGCACCTGGGTCAGGACTTCGATCGTCGCGGCCGACAGCGCCTTGCCAGCACGCTCCTCAAGGGGCCGGAGAGTGTGGTCGCGCCACTCGATGAACGCGTTTACGACTCCCTCGCCGCCGATGCCGCGGAGCGTGTCGATCGCCGCCTGCGAGCGCAGACTCGCAACCGTCGCCGGGTTCGCCCCGTAGCCGACGACAGACACGTCGCCGCGATGAATCGTTACCGCCTTAATCGTGCGCTCTGTGAAGTCCTCGTTCCACTCCTGGTCGGTGACGGCGAACGCGAAGCTCATCTCGTCCACGTCGCCGCGGCGCATCTTGCGCTCGAGCGCTTCGACATCGGGATCCGCCGGGTCGAGGGTCGCATCGACCGCGAGGCCAGTGTCATCCTCGTCGAGCGTCATGGTGCCCGGCTTCCCCGCCCGCGATGTGCGGGCCAGTGGAAGTCCGCCGTGGTTGACCAGGAGCTGGACGTCCGGGTTCTCTCCGAGCGTGCGCTTGAACGAGCCCGGCATGATGCGCTCTCTGTAGAAGCCCATGTCGTACCAGACGCCCGTCACGCTGGCGTGCCCTGTGAGGTTCAGCGATCCGTCGCCTTCCTCGCGCAGCTCCATGCCCTCGGCCGAGAATGTGCGGCGCTCCAAGCCCTTGAGGGCCTCGGCCTTCTTCTTGCGCCACTCGACGAGCCGCGTCACCGTGCGCGTCTCGCCCGTCTTCTTGGCGTTCTCCTCGATCTCGACGTAGGTCGTGACAGGACGAACCTTCACCGGGTCGCCGAGTTTGATGTTGCCGGCATCGTCGCGGGAATAGGTGACCTGGAAGAGGTAGCCCTCGTACTCGTAGACGACCCACTCGTCGGTGAAGTCCTGCACCCAGCAGTAGGGGCCGTAGCCGTCGTCGTCTTCGGGCTCTGGGAGCGTCTCGCGGATCGCCTGGCGGAGCGCCTCGCGAAGGTCCTGGTAGCTGTCGCGCTCCTCGTCGGTCGCCCAGGTACCGCGAACGTCCTTGAGCGAGCCGTCTGCGGCCCAGTTGTCGGGGAGCAGGGCCGCCAGCTTCAACTCGGAGGCGCGCTCGATGGCCTCGCGGCGCTTCTCGTCATGGCTGGCGTCGGCGCGCACCAGAGCACGGATGTCCGCACGAAGCTTCTTCTCGAGTTCGTTCTTAGGCATCGGCGCCCCCTTCGTCCTTCGGCTGGTCGGCCCACTCGATCGGCTCGATATCGCTCTCGCTCCCGAACAGGGACGTGCGCGCGTTCCGGTGCCACGCCCGCTGTACGGCGACGCGCTCGGCCCTCACGCGCTTGTCATCGACCGGCTCGCCCAGCGTGTCGCCGACGAGGCTGTTGCGATGATCCTCGACGGCGGCGAGGTAGGAGTCGCCGACCTCGTAGGTCGTTGCCTCGTTGATCCGCTGGAGCAGGCTCGGGTGCCCCGCGCACGCGGTCTTCAACGCGGCGACATCCGAAGTTCGGAGCACGAGCACCGTGGCAGGCTCGACGGCTGTCTGGACTCCGAGCGTGAGCCCATGCGGGTGAAAGAATTGCCGGTTCGCTTCTTGAAGGAACCCGAGTCGGCGGAACTCACCGATATCGAGGTACTCGCGCCTGTCAGCCATTGGCCGCACCTCCGCCCTGCTGGTCGTCGTCGTTGCTCCCACCAGGGGGAGGTGTCTGCGAATCCGCGATCGATCTCAAAGCCGCGTCTCTGAGCGGCTCGGAGTTGATCGGCATGAGGAACGTTCTGCCGAGCCCGTCGGGCAGCGGGGCCATGTGCTCTGCGGCGCGCGCGTCGTCCTGGCAAAGGAAGCCCGATGCGATGCCGAGCGACCATGCTTGGTATCGCTCCAGCGTGTCCCCGCGCAGCCGCTCGCTCAGATTGCAGCGGACATACCGCTCGCGCGGATGGATGGCCGTCATGGCCTCCTCGTAGCGCGTGTAATAGCCCGACAAGGTGTTCGTTACGTAGCCGCGCTCCTGCTGCTCGATACCTCTGCCCCATGAAGTCGACCGATCCACGATTCCGATCATGTGAGGCGGGACGCGGAAGATCATTCCGCTGATCTGACTCTGCGAGAACTGGCGCGACTCCAGGAATTGCGAGTCTTCTGGCGTGATTGAGATCGGCTTGAACTCGGCGCCGCCTGTCAGGACGGCAGGAAGGTTCGCGCGGCCGAGGCCCTGATGAGCGGCCATCCATGCGCGAGCGAGTTGGAGCGTCTCCTCCGGGTCCAGGTCGTCAGGGACTGTGATCTGGCCGGAGGGGTTCGCGCTGTTCTCGAAGTAGCTGCTGCCGTAGATCTCCTGTGCTCGCGCAAGTCCGAGCGAGAGCCGCAGGTATTTGATCGGGTTGAGCCCTTCGAGCATCCCCGGCATCGAGAGATACCGGACATGGAACACGTCGTCGATCGGGATGGGCTGGCCGTTGAAGCGGTATTCGAGCCTTCCCGCCTGCTTCCCGGACGTGATACGCCGCACGCGCGCCTGGTCGGGGTGGATCGGCTTGATCTGCGTCGGGTAGTGATCCTTGTCGCGCTCGAGGACCTGGCCGTAGAAGTTGCCCCGCAGTCCCATCGAGGCCGTGTACTGAACGATCCAGTCCTGTCGGCTGATCTCGATGTATGGCTGTCTGATGAGCTGCGACGGCGGAAGCCGTTTGCGTCTCGCCGGATCGAGCGAGTTGAACAGCTCGACCGGGAGCGTTGCCATCGAATCGCACAGGACGCCGATCGAACCGTAGACGGCGGCGACTTGGAGCGCGGAGGCTTCGGTGACTGCTGTCCCGCCGATGGACCCGCCAAGGCTGCCGTTGGAAGGCGGTGTCGAATCGCCCCATGGGATCGGTGCCGCAGACCGGCGCTCGAGCGCCTGGCCCGCGCGCCGCACAAGCGACACCGGCTACGTTCCGTTTCTCTTCTTCGCTGCCCGCCCGGCGCGGAGCAGGGCGAGACGTCTGCGCACGGCCGGGAGCGGCTGCACGCCGTCGGCGGCAAGGCCAAGGAACAAGAACGCGCCGCCGCCGGCGAGCAGGGCCGCACCAGGGCCGAGAAGCAGCAGGACACCGGCTATGAGGCAGGCGAGGCCCGCGAGGTCCAGCGTTGTCGAGAGCATCGCAACCCTCCCGTGCTTGGGGAATCGGAGCGGGAGCGCGCGGGGCGCTCGAAAGGGCGATGTGTGACGTGACAAACCCACGCGCACCCGCCGGGTCTCAGACAAGCCCGCGTGTCGATCCCCGTGGTGACGCCCTCCCGGTGCCCGCGGAGCACCCTCGGTTCGAGGCGATCGTGGCCCGCCATGTGCACGCGCGCGAGGCGTTTGTCATCGTCGCCACCGATGGATCCGAGACGCTCTACACGCCGATGCCAAGCGACTCCGTCTGATCGCCCGCGCGAACTGTCGCGGTCCGCTCCGTCAGCGAGCAGCGCGGCTCGCCGCTCTGGTCAGCTACTCGCCTTGTGCGAGCGCCGCATTCAGGTCGATGACCCGCGAGCGTCTCGGCTTGCCCGTGATCGTCTGCAACCCCCACAACGCAAGGGTGCACGCAACGAGCGGGGAGATGTCGATCGCCGACGATCTCCGCGACCACGCCCACGCATCACCAAGCGGTCGCTTCACGGCTCCGGATACGGCGACCGAAAGCTCCGGCGTTCCGAGGTGGCGAACGGTTCCCTGCTGGACGGCGTCGTAGAGCATCCCGCAGGCTTGTGCGTGCTCTTGGGCGGTGACCGGGACGAGTCTCGTTCGCAGGTTCGCAAGGTCGGGCATCAGCGACGCGACCGGCCCCTTGCCGTCGCAGACGATCGCGCTGGCCTTATGTCTGGCGATGAGCTGCTCGAACCGGTCAACGACCCAGTCGGTTCCGCGGTCGTGCTCGACGACCTCGATATGCCGGCGACCATCCGGGCGGAACCCAGCGACGGCGATCGCCGCCCACGACCGATCCGGGGTCACGTCGACCGCGAAGCACAACGGCCCCTTCGTCTCGGAGTCGAGATCTTCGCGTTCGTTCCAGTCGTCGAGGTCGATCACGCCCTTCGTGCCCTCGGTCGCCGGCCAGTCGCCGACCCCCAGGCGCTCGACCGCGAAGTTGCGTGAGCCCATCGCGACCGCCTCCCCTTCGAGGTAGTCGGTCGAGATGCGGATGCCGAGGCCGGGGTTCGCTTGCGCCCACACCTGCGGGTCCGCGAGGACGCTCGGCTCGATAGCGTCAGGGTCCTCGCCTTCGGCGGACCACTCGAAGTAGGCGAGCTTGCCGTCGCCGCCTCTGTGGCCGCGCTCGCGCCGCTTGGCGAGGACGATGCCGTGCTCGTGAACCTGTTGGTCGACCGCAGATCCGACGGACCACATTTGCGGGTTCGGCCGCGCCGACAATGTAGGAATCGTCGCGCCGAGAAACGACTCTGGCAGGAACATCGCCTCGTCCAAAAGGAGGCAGTCGCAGGAGAAGCCGCGGCCCCCACCAGACGTTCGCGCCTTGAATCGGATTCGCTGCCCTCTCTTGAGGGTGATGCCCTCTGAGCCGTGGCTATACGTACCAACCTTCCCGCGGTTGAGCCGCACCTTGCGGACCAGCTCCGGCGTGTTCTCGATGACTGCGACGAGCCGGTGAAAGATCTCCATTGCCGTGTCGAACTGGTGCGCCGAGAAGATCACGAGGCTTTCGCCGAGCAGGAAGACGCCGGCAAGCATTCGCGCGACGAGCAGCTCCGATTTGCCGTTCTGTCGCGGCATGACGAGCCCAACCTCAAACGCCGCCCACGGATGCACCAACTCGGCGCGCGGATGTGTGGGGCACCGGACGCGCTCGACGGTGCGGTACGTGCATCTAGAGCACTTCCAGATCGCGGACTCCCCAAGCGACTCGCGCAACACGAGTTGCTGCCACGGATCGAGATCCATGCCCGACATCGCCGCCAGCTCGACGGCCTCCTGTCCCGACGACGAGGCATACGGTGGAACGGAGCTAATTCGCGGCTGCTGCACCCCCACCAAGGCGTTCCGCTCGGCGAGCGCTGAGGTCATCGAGCTGGTCCCCTTCCTGCTCCACCGGCATGAGGTCGCGCAACTGGCCGAGTGCGTCTGCCAATGCCTTTGCGCACATCGACTTCGACGTCGCCGAGTTGAACGGATGGTCCAGCTCGCGGGCGAGGACTCTCGCCATCGCCGCGAGCCCGGACTCCGCGAGCGCCGGGTCGGCCTTGGCGATCGTCGCGAGGTCGCGCAGGACCGCCTCGCTTGCCTCCGTCGGACCGGCGACCGCCAGCCCCTCCGGGAACAGCTCCTCGGCTTCCGCCGCCGTCATCTGCACCAGCACCTGCGAGCCGAACGGGCCGAAGACGCTCACGACGCGACGCGGAGCACCACCGGCTCTCGCAGCTCTTCTACTTCTCGCGGGCATCACGCCACCGACTCTGGCGGGTCGCGACCCGCAGGCCCTCCGCGTCGTCGCCCTCGACCTCACAGAGGGTCCAGCCCTCACGGCCGCCCGAAGTCATGCGGATGAGCACGGCGAGTCGACCATCTGGACGAAGGAGTGTCTGCTCGTCGAGATGGACGGTCAGGACTGCTCGGGGCATCGCCGCCTCCTCACCACTCCCGCGACTGTCGACGCCGAGGCTTTCCGGCTCTCCGTCGCCCCTTCGTCCCCCGGTTGCAACGAAGGTGCTCCGGCCCTCGATAGTGCGACCGGTCGAAGTCGTCATGGCCGAGGTCCCATCTCTCCTCGGGCGCGTTCGGGTTTCCGCACCGCCAGCAAATAACCCCGCCGCGCTCGACCATCGGTTTCCACCTGCGACGAAGCTTCTGATGGGCGGTGCCGTAACCGCGGTCGGAGGTTTTCATCGCGAGCAAAACTCCCCGGGCCGAGGTTTTCGCGGCGCCCCGTTCGGTAGGTTCAAGCGGCCGACGACGAACGCAGCGCAGCCACCATCGGCGGCAAGGCCGAGCCAGGCCGAACACGCGAAACCCCCGATGCCCACTGGGGATCCCGCCCAGGGCCGTTGGGGCCAGCTCGACCTTAGGCCATGTGGGGAGAGAAAAGCGCACGCGTGCGGGTCAGGAGCCCGCCGCCCAGACTTTCGACCCCACGCCCCCTGCCCGGCCTGCCCCGTCCGTGACCGGTGTGCCCTCGCGCGCTGGCGCTGTGAGGCCCCGTGCGGGGTGCTACCTACCGTGCAAGCGGCGCTGCCCTGGAACGGAACGGCGATCAGGGCCACCGTGCGCGGGAGGAGGTGATGCCAATGAGCGCGATGCCCAGACCGTTCATGTAGCTGAGCCCCTGCCGTAGCAGCATTCACGGTAGGGGCGGTGCTACTCCGTCGCGCGGGCCTCTTGAGCTTGCCGGCCAATGCCCGTGCGGCGGACCCTTTCGCCACCTCCCCCTTCGCGACCTTCAAACTGACCCACTACCGAGTTTCGTCAACGCCTACTAGGAGGGCCTAGCGAAACTCGCCGTGGCCCGTGGGCTCGCGAGTTCGCCTAGGTCGGGAACCTGGCCGTACCCCGTCATCCGGAGCAGCGTACCCCAGGCATCGCGATCGGCTGTCGCCGTCCGCGGTCATTTTTGGCCACTTTCGGCCAAAGTGGGAACCCGGCCCGTTATCCGTCCCCGGTCTGGCTATTATGTCGCTCGGTGTTTGCTGACCGACCGACAGGAGCCGACGTGGACCCCTATCAAGCGTGGCTCGCTCAGATGCCTCGGGAGTTCGTACGTAAGCGGATGGCCGAGATCAAGCAGCAGCTCGAAGACTTGCCCAGGGAGCTTGAGTTCCTTCAGAAGCTCGACGCCCTGCCCGTTCCCGGTCCGGGTCAAGCCCAGCGGTCGGTACCGCAGGAGACGCCAGCGCGTGAGACGCCGCGGCCCCCAGTTGCTGCCCGCCAGGCCGGTTCGGACACCGAGCGCCCCCGTCGGCGCCGCAAGTTGAGCCAGGAGCGCCAGGCGATCCTCGAAGCGGTCCGCCGACTGCGGCCTGACGCTGGCCCTGCTGACGTGGCCCGCGAGACCGGCCAAGAGCTGGCCGCCGTCCAGAAGACGATGTCGCGGATGGCGAGAGCCGGTCAGCTCGTGCGAGCGGGCTACAGCCGCTATGACGTTCCCGCCGACGACGTTCCGCCCCATGACACGGGCACGACGCTCTTGGACACGTCATCGGCGAACGGGACCGAGGAGGCGATCGCGCCATGACGTAGACGAAGCCGCAGACCTCGACACCGACGCGTAGAAACCCGGTGTCGAGGCCCGCAACCCCACCTACATCGCGGGCGGACGGCCTTAGGCAAGTCGTCCGCCCCGACATAGCTCTACAGCCGAAAGGCTACTGCACCGCGCAGCAGAAAGCCGGGGCTCGAACCCTCATGCCGCCCCGGCTCCCATACACCTGCGCTCGTGGTGGAACTGGCATACACAGCCGCCTTCCAAGCGGCCGTCCTGACAGGGATTGCGGGTTCGAGTCCCGCCGAGCGCACTCTTCTTAGCACGTCAAGGCCGCCGCGGCCACCTTGACACTTTCTGTCCGGTCCCGACCGTATAGTCGGTAACAGTCAGTTATCGGAAAAGGTTGACCCCGGCGACGTTGGCGCGTCCCGGGGTCTGGACCTCGGAGACAGAACCTCCTTGGCCGCACGGAACGTAGCACGCAGCTCGGCATCCGCTGAGCTTTCAGACCTCCTCGACTCGCCCGAGATCGCACGCTTGATCGCGGAGCTTGAGGCGACTCGTTGGACTGGCCGACCGGGCTATCCGGTGCGGGCGATGGTCGGCATGGCGCTCGCGAAGTCGATCTACTGCCTGCCGACTTGGACGCGGACAGTCGCGCTCGTGCGCGACCACGCTGGGCTGCGGCTCGCGATCGGCTGCCCGCTCGAAGAGGACGTGCCGTCTGTGTACGCGGCGTACCGCTTCTCAGCGAAGCTGCGCACGCACCGCGCGCTGTTGGACGAGTGCATCGCGGCGGTGGTCGGGCAGCTTCACGAGCGGCTGCCGCAGTACGGCCGCGATGTCGCGATCGACGCGTCCGACCTGCCCGCCTACGCGAACGGTCAGCGGTATCTCTCGAAGAATGGGCCTGAGCGCGAGCGGTTCTCTGACCCGGATGCGACGTGGGGGCACCGTTCGGCGGTCTCGACGCGCAGAGGCGGCGGCTTCTACGGCTACCGGCTCCATGCCGCCGTCTGCACCGCGACGGGGCTGCCGGTCGCGTGGGATGTTGCGCCCGCGCGCGAGCATGAGTCGAACTTCGTCACCGGCCTGCTCGACACCGCGCACGCTCGCGGCATGGCCGTCGAGACGTGCGCGATGGACAAGGGCTACGACAACAACCGCGTCTACGGCGAGTGCGTCGAGCGCGGCTGCCAGCCGATCGTTCCGTTGCGGATGATGGCCGACGTGAGACGCGGCGCGCACCTGCCGCCGTCGTGCGAGCACGGCCCGTGGCGCTTCGCCGGCTCGGACTACAGACGCGGCGCTGCGAAGTGGCGCTGCCCGACCGGCGAGTGCTCGCCTGTCTCGACGTGGGTCAGGGCCGACCGCCTGCACCCGCTGATTCCGCGCGAGACGCTGCGCTGGAAGGCGCTGTACCGACGCCGCGCCGCGGTCGAGCGCGAGTTCGGCCGCCTCAAGCACGAGTGGGCAATACTGCCGCTGCGCGTGCGCGGCGTGGAGCGCGTGCGGCTCCACGCCGACCTCACGATCCTCGCGAAGCTCGGCTGCACGCTCATGCGAGCGCGCACCGTCACGGCGCGGCGTCAGCCGCTGCGCACGCCGACGTTGCGCTCGTAGACCGCGATCAGCTCCGAGAGGGGCAGGACCAGCCCGCCGGTCAGATAGACAAGCGTGCGCAGGGTTGGGTTGATCTCCCCGCGCTCGATAGCGCCGATGTAGTTGCGGTGCAAGCCGGCCTTGAAGCCAAGCCACTCCTGAGACAGCCCGCGACGCGCGCGCAGCTCACGCACGGCCGCGCCAAGCGCTCTGAGGTTCGGTGCGTCCGGATTCGCCCGCGCCGGGATAACCTGAGCCTGCATGGGAGCTGATACCTCCTGTGCCACGGCCGGGGGGTGTTAGCGCACCGCCCCGGCCAACTTGTATGTGTGGCGGGCACCGTATGCTCGGCGCGTGCTCCCGACCAAGCGTTTCGCTAGCCGTTTCGCTAGACCCTCCTAGGAGGGTTTGACGGAACGATTGGCGAAACGGTTGAGCCGTCGCCGCTCGTCCGTGACCGCCGCGCGCTCGCGACCGCCGTCAAAGAGCTGCGCGCACGCCGGGGCATGACACAGGAGGAGGTCGCCACCGCCGCAGGCGTCAGCCGCGGCTACCTCGGAGAGCTGGAACAAGGCCGACGCCGACCATCCTTCGAGGGCATCGTGCGCGTCGCTCGCGCGCTCGACGTCGAACTGGTCGAGCTGATCCAGACCTACGAAGCCCGCCTGCGCGACGGGCGCTGAGCCGCTACTCGGCTCTCTCGGGCGGCTTCTGTCTCGGCGCCGGCACGGGCGGCGCGACCTTCCGCAGATCGCCGAACACGTCCTCACGTCTTGGCACCGGAATCGGGTGCCCTCTCGGCGTCTGCTGCATAGGCTCCGGGTTGCTTTCGGCCATGGCTTCTAAGGCTACATCCAAGACGTGCATCTATTGCGGCGCTGTGATTGGCAGGAGAACCCACAGCCGCGAACACGTCTACGCCGACTGGATCCGAGGTCTCTTCGTCCAGGCGCCGCCCGCTGAACGCCTGACGGTCGTTCGCCAGATGCAGACGCGAGGCGAGCCGCTGGCCGAGGAGCAATGGCCCGACTATCTCTTCAACCAGCGCGTCAAGGATCTCTGCATCGCCTGCAACTCGGGCTTCTCCAGCGAGATCGAGAACGCAGCGAAACCCGCCCTGACTGCACTGATCGAAGGAAAAACGGTCACCCTTCGGCCGGACGCGCAAATGCGAGTCGCCGTCTGGGCCATGAAGCTCGTGCTCAACCTCCAGCACTCCCACGGAGGGCACCGGTTCACGATCCCCGCGAGTGAGTTCCGCTGGTTTCGCGAGCACAGATGGCCGATCCCCGGCGAACAGATCTGGCTCGGCGCCTACGACGGCTCCGGAGACTGGCCCGCGAGCTACCGACACTTCGGGCTAACCGTCGGTCCCGCCGGAATGGAACATCGGCCCGACGCGGTAAACGGCCATGCGGTTGCCGTCGCCGTCGGTCACCTCGTCATACGCGCCATCGGGAACACGCTCGACAAGGGCACGATCCGCATACCGCCGCCGGAACTCGCGCACACGCTCGTCCAGATCTGGCCCGCCACCGGGGAGGAGATGCCGAACGCCGCCGACTTCGGCTGACCGCCGCCCCCGCGAGCCGTGTTTCTCGGGGTCAAACACAGCTACCTACCGTGAGGGTACAAGTGTGAGAATCCCCCCGCGAGCAGTGCGTTGCGATACCGAATGATGATGTCGCTGATCGTGGACTCCGGTTGCGGCATCAGATCTCCTCCACCGCGACCGGAACGTTATACCCGCAGTTCGGGCACTGTACGGTCGGGACGACCGGCTCGGGCTGCGCGTCGACCTGCACGTCGACCTCGACAGGCTGCTCCGTCTCGTCGCCGACCTGCTGATCGGCCGGGGCAGGCGCGGCCGGCTCGACAGGCGTCGCGTCCGTGGGCGCGTCCGGTGCGGGTGCGGGTGCGGGCTCGCTCGCGGCGGGAGTTTCAACCGGCGCGGGATCCGCCGGAACGTCAGCCGGAGCACCGGCCGGATCAGCGTCGACAGGCGGCTGCCCCGGAGCCGGCTCCGGGGCGTCAGCGGGCGCGGGGACCGCGGCAGGATCAACGGCAGCGGCGGGATCGATCGGGGCGTCAGAAGTGCTCATCGCGGGGGTCTCTTTTTGTCGTAGTGATCAGTTCGCCGTTGAGGGGTATGGGGCGGTAGTGAGCAATTGTCCTGTTGTGCTGAGCCGCTTGAATCTCTGCCCGCCGATGCTCGGCGAGTCGCTGGTCTACGAGCTGCTTGATCTCGTCGCGCAGGCGGCGCCTCATCCCTACTACGCCCCCAGCGCCTTGACAGCGTCGGTGTAGTACGGCTTCGGCTGGCCCTCGACCGAGACGCCGGCCTGGTTTTTGCCGCGGAGCATGAAGCCGAAGTACGCGCCCCAGTTTTTCGTCGCCCCAGGGCCGGCCTCGTCGATCGACTCGAACACGCAGAACGCGGCGAGCTGCGGGAACGCAGTGGTGAGCGTCCCGTGGACGTTCGTGACGACCCCTGCGGCCTGCTCGTAGGTCTGGTTAGCAGGGTGGCCGTAGATGGTCCCCGTTGCCGTTTCCTTCGGTGTGAGCTGGCGGCCGTCGTCTGAGGACGTTCCCCACTCGGTCACGTAGAGCGGCGTTGTCTTCGGGGCGCCATGCTTCGCGGTCGCATCGACGAGCTGTTGGCCCTGCTCGACCTCACGGCCCGCGGTGTATGGATGGAACGTCCAGCCGCCGATGCCGACATGCAGGTCAGGGACCGTCGCGTACATCGTGTCAACCCATGTCGAGCCGGCCCACAGCGCACCGTCGGCCTGGACGAGGAGCCTTGCGGTGGTGCCCTCAAGTGCCGCCTTGGTCGCCTTGACCTGCTGCGCGTACGCTGCCGCGTTCGCCTTGAGGGTCGCGACGCTGCTGCCGCTTTGGTAGCTGTACGAAGTCTCGTTGCCCAGCTCGATCAGGCACGGGCCGTAACGGTCGACGAACGAACGGATCTGCGACGGCACGCTTGTGCCCTGCCATGTCGAGAACAGCACGAGCGGGGTGGCGCCCTGAGCGAGGACGGCTCTGATCGCCGCATCTTGCAAGGCGGCGCTCCCCATGCGGGCCATATCGAGCCGCACGAGCTTCGGGTTCACCAGCTGGCAGCCCTTCGTGATCATCGAGGGCCAGTCGGGGGTGCCGTTCATGCCGAGCAGGCATGAGGACGGTGCGGGCGCCGGCAGCGGATGCGCCTTCAACAGCCCGTCACGAATCGCGACCGCGTCCTGCGTCGAGAGCGTGTTGTGCACCAACTGCTCGCCCGTGGACGTGGTCGTCACGATCTGCGACGTCGTCGCGTCATACCGATTGTGCGTGCCCTGATAGAGGGCGGCGTTCTTCAACAGCCGAGTCGCAGGCATGCGTCCCTCCAGGGATCGGTGGAAGTGCTCTGCCCCTCGGACACGCCGGTCGGCAGACGCCCGAGGGGGCAGGGTGGGAGCGGCGGTCAGGCGGCGGCCCCGATGCGCGACAGAAGACGACGCCAGCCCATGCCCGCTACCGGGGACGGCTGGCGACAAGGGTGCCCCGCGCACCGGGCCGGATTCGAACCGGCGATCTCCGCGCGAAGCGGCGTTCTACAGCCTCGGAACTGCCGGGGCGCGGGACGATGGCGGCGGGCAGACTCGAACTGCCTCCTCCGGGATATGAGCCCGGCGTGGTACCCCTTCCACTACGCCGCAACGGAGCGTCGGCTGAAGGCCAGAGGCCCCACACCGACACGAAGGCAAGCCCGGCGCATCGCCCCGAAGGACGATGGCCGGGTCGAGATGAGGGCCGGGCCGGCAATGGCTCGCCGTGGCCGACGGCGAGGTGTCGAGGTCTCCCACGACTGACGGTGATCCCGGCGCTACGCCGAGCAGTAGTCCGCCGAGAAAGACTCGGGGCCTGCCAGTCGGCGCGATCATCCACGTGATAGCGAGCGCTTGCGTGACGAACTGAACAGCGCGGCCATACATGCTTGTGCGAACCAACAGGACGTCCATCGCGACAGCGAGCGGCACAAGCACCAGCGGCCACCATGTGATGCGGGTGCCCGCCATCCTACGCCGGGGCGGGATCGGCGAAGTCCTCTTCGAGCTGTCCTGGCACGCGAGCCACCTCGCGCCAGTCGCCCGGAAGCGGGCCGCATGCACGCTCGACGATCCACTCGCACGACTCGAAGTCGGGTCGCACGCGCACAGAGGCGAAGATCAGTGACCCGTAAAGCTTCACGACCTCCACACACGCGTCGATTCCGACCTGGACCGTGACGTGATGCTCGCCATGAAGCTGCGCATGCAGCAGGGCCCTGCCGCCCTCCGAGACGTAGATCTGCCCGTCCTCGCGCTGCTGAAGCGTGAAGCGATCCATGCCCTGGAGTCTACGCCGCTCCAGCGACGCTGAGATCACCTGACGGTGCCCACGCGAACGGTGGCTGCTCGTCCCCGGATGCTGTCGGTATCGGCCGGCACGCCCACTCGCCAGCATACGGACCATCATCGATGATCCACATCGCCTCCCACGTCACGGTGCATCCAATCAAGAATGCGGTCTCTCGACTCGCTGAAGTCATCGAGGACCTGATCGCCCCTCATTGCGGGCGGGTGGGGGTGTAACGATCTCGCCGTCGCGTTGCACGACGCGTTCGAGCACCGCCTCGGCACGATCGCTCGCCTCGTCCACCTCGTGCCAGCGCTGGTCGTCGGGGAAGTCGGGACGAACCGCGACGACTCGCGCGTTGAGGTCGCGCAGCGCAGTGGCGACCTCATGCAGCAGCGGATCGCGATCTGCCATGCCCGTCATCCTACGCCGCGTTTTCGGCCTCGCCCTGTGCCACGAGGCGAAGGCCCTCATCGACCATTCTCTGACCCGATTCCACCAGGGCGCCGGCAGACAGCAGGTCCAGAAGCGCGCGAAAGGCATCGCTTCTGCTCGCCGCCCCCATCATGCCAACGGTGAGCGCGAGGGCCTGCGCATCGTTCAGTCCGATGCCGCGCTGACGTGCGATCTCTCGAAGCGAGACGGCAAGAGCGTCGACCTCTTCGACCTTCATGCCCTGGATCGCCATGCCCTAGAGTCTACGCCGCGCCGAAGGGCTTGCGGATGAGCACGTTGCCGCTTCTCCGCATCGCGTCGAACTGGCGGGCCATCCGAGCGTTCGCCTTCGCGTTCTCCTCGCGCATCCAGCGCAGAAGACCATCGTCGGTCTCGCCGTGTGGCATGCCCGCTCTGCGATAGGCGGCCCAGCAAGCGTTGCGATACGCCTGGCTGAATCTGACCATCGCGTCGACGTAGGGTCTGAGCGCTCTGACAAGCGCCGCCCCGACCGCCTTCACGAACTTGTCGGCCTGCTCTGGCGTCATGCCCTGGAGTCTACGCCGCCACCAGGCCGCGGAGGTCAGCATCGACCGGAAGGGCGATCGTTGCCATGACGTGGCTACGATCCGTCGTGTACTCGACCGCTACGACGCATCCGACGCAGGGGCCGGCTGGCAGTCGAACCGTCAACTCCCTGCCGACCGAGCCGTCCATAGAGCCGCGCTCGAAGACGTCCCCGGGCTCGGCGTAGATCGGAACGGTGATATGCATGGGCGAGAGTCTACGCCGCTCCACGGTCAGGGCTGGGATCAGCCCACGGCTCGCCGCGCTTCCCACAGCACATGCAGGGCGTCGGTTCGTTCGTCGCCTCGACGAGGGCGCCCATGTCGCCGCACAGCCGACAATCGGAGCCGGCTCGAACGCGGCGTACCACCTCGCGGCATCGCGGATGAAGGGCGCGGCAGCGGCGATCGTCGAGATCGACGACGCTCACGCCGCCGCTCCACGGAGTGCACGAGGGGCGACAGGCTTCCACGGTTGTGGTCCGTCTGGGCGCACGCCACGAGCAATAGCCTGCTCGCGGTCCAGCGTGTGCGGAACGCAGGACGTGCAGGTGTACGGGTCGACGCAGCCGGGCGAGTGCTCGGGCTGCGGGCCGTGGCTCGTGAACGTCGGGACGCGCAGTCGCACAAGCTCCGCTGTGCCGGTGCTCATGTGCCGTACTTCGCCTCGAACTCGGGGGGGACTTCGTAGGTCCGCAACGGACGCGCCCGTCTCGGTCGCGTCCGGACCGCGCGCAATGGATCGGCGTCGGCGATCCGGCCGCTGATCCCACGTCTCACGCGGGCATCGCGCTCGGGCCCGCAACTCTCGCAGTCGCACGTCATCGACCCGTCGCACCCGATGGGCGGCGGATCAGCGACGGCCCTCAGGACAACGCGCTCTTGTCCGGCCTCCGGCACGAGATCTTCGATCGCGAACGGACGGCTGTCGGTCAGGCGGCCCTCGTACACGCGCAAGACTCCATCGAGGCGATCGATGTCCTTGAGCCGGAGGGATCTCGCTTCCGCTCGCGCAACCATCCGTTCGATGTGGCGCAACTCGGAACGGATCACGCCGCCGTGCTTGTGGTTCGCCTCCACCAGGCGGCGAAGGCGCTCCTCGACGGGAAGCGCGTGGAACAGCTCGCGCTTCATCGCGCGCTGCTCCACGGCGAGCCGGATCTGCTCTCGATGCTTCGCGGCGCGCTCGGCGTCGTACAGTCCGTGCAGGTCAAGGCCGATCACCCCCGTGCTTCGAGGTCGTGCGCCATCTTGTGGCAGCGGCGGCAGAGCGGGGCGAGGTCTTCGTTCAGCTCGTCACCTCCGACACGGTCGTACGTGAGGTGGTGAATCTGAACGTCGGTCGCGCCGCACATGCAGCTCATCGGCATGCCTGAGGCGCGGTACCTCGCCTTGACGGCCTTCCAGACTGGCGACCGCAGGTAGTGGTCGTAGTCCTCGAAGCCGAGGACGGTCACACGCTCGTGGCGTCGCATGACGCGCACTTGAACATGGACCGGAACGCTGCCATCCGGAAAACGGGACACAACGACTACCGCCCGCTTCCCGCCGCCATGAGGGGCGCAAGGGATGGAGCGCGGCGAATTGTACCCCAGGCGGACGTCATTCCTCCACCCCGGCCGCCTTGAGGCGATCCGCCGCCTTGTTCACGCGGTGGGCGATCAGTCGCAAGTCGCTGCTCAGGTCGATGTCCTTCTGCTCCTGAAGGCGGCGAATTCGCTCATCGAGCGGCAGGGTCCGTCGCTCCCGGGCCGCGCGGACACGCTCTGCGGTATCGCGTTCGGCCGCCTCTCTCGACAGCCGCTCTTGCAGCGCTGGTTCGATCGCTTCGCCGGGGTCTCGGCTGCCGGACATCGCAGCCGCCGGCGAGCGCACATAGTCGGCCTGTTGCGGGCCCGGCTGGTCCGCGAGCAGCAGCGGCCGGCTATCAACCGCCAGCACATGGTCGATGATCCACACCGGATCGTTTGCGTGGAAGCCGGCGAAGCGCTCGGCCATCTGCGCGACGGTCACGGTCTGCGAGACGGGCGGGTCGTCCTCGGCACGAGCCGTTGCTCCCTCTTCGATCAGCGCGCGTGCGAGGTCGTCCGTGTAGCAGCAGAGCATCGCGTCGGCGACGCCCTGACCGCACTCGGCCGCGAGGGCGTGCGCGAGCCGCTCGTCGATTTCTACGCCGACCTCTCCGGCCGCCCAGCGTGCGAGCTGCCGCGCCTCCTCACGCGCGCACCACATCGGCGCCTGCTCGCGCACCCACCACGCCTGCCAGCTGGCGAGCGTGCGGTAGCCCATCGCGGTCGCGTCCTCTGCGGTCACCTCGGCGGCGAGCGCCTGGCGCCGATCCGTCACGACGACCTCGACCGTCTGCCCACTGCCGCGCTGACGGATCGCGATGCGATCCCCAACCCGCGGGTTCCGCGGGCGCACGAGCTGGCGCGACTGGCCGCCACCACCGATCCGCGGCTTGCGCTCCCGGTAGCCCGGCGTGGTCTGATCGACCCGCACCACGCCGCGCTTGCGTCTGCCCGAAATGATCAGGCCGACGTGTCCTCTCTCGACGATCATGCGTTGCTCCATCCGGTCCCGGTGACAAGCTGTCCACGCAGTCTTGGTCGAGACGCTCACGTGGACGCCCTGCCGGCTTGCCGGTGGGGCGTTCTGCGTTCAGAGCCTCAGGCGTGCCATCGGTCGAGGTCCTCCGCACAAGCAAGCAGCGCCAGCTCGCCCTCGATCAGCTCCCGCAACACCGGCACCGAGACGACGCGGTCGCCGAGCACGACCCGGCAGCCGCCGCCCGCTCGCGGCGGCAGCACATGCCCTTCCTCGACAAGATGGCCGCGGCCGTCGCGGACCTCCATCGACACCGCACCCGTCCGGGCAGCCTCCGTTCTCAGCACCATCCTCTCCGTTCCCTCGCGACCAGGGGCTAGAAGCCTGGTACCCGAGCGATCGAACGCTGCCGTGCCGAGTTGTCACATGAACGCTCACGACCATCACGGCTCCGTCCCCTCGGACGGCAGCGGACAAATGCTCGGCACGACCGGTCCGGCCATGACGTGCCGCACGAGCGCGTTCCGCGACAGCAGCGCGGTCACGTCCAACGCGAGCGCGATCTCGACCGGCGTGCGTCGTTCGTCCTGCGCGACCGATGCCGCCCGCGTCCACATAGCTCTCTCTGGCGCCGTCAACAGCGCGTACACCACCTCGTCCGCGCTCACGCTCTCGCCTCCTCGGACGAGACGATGTCGCCGCGGCCAACGAAGCAGCCTTGGCCTGGGTAGTCACCGTGATCCAGCTCCATCACGAAATCGAGGTTCAGGTGCGCGATGCGTTTGCGCTCCGTGATGGTGCCCGTCGACCCGTTCCACGGATGGTCAGACGACACGATCCGCACGTGATCACCGACCTGCATCGCTCGCCTCCTCGGACGGGATCTCGCGGACGCGGATGACCTCGCGCAGTTCGAGCAGCGGTCCCTGCAGGTGGTTCTGCGGTGCCATCGCGGCGTGGAGGACGTTGCGCGGCCCGCTGATCGTCCACTCGCGCAGCTCCCGCCCGTCCCCTGTCTCCCCGCGAGCGCGCTGGACGCTGGACGGCGGGGCGCCGAGTGGCGGAGTCGGAAGGATGCCCCGTGCAGGACGCCAGTCCGCGCCGTCCCCTGTCTCCCCTGCGGGCGGGGCGGCCGCGGGAACAAGCGCATAACCCATCGAGTCGAGGGCGTCCAGCGTGCCGAACACGTCGAAGTCGTCGCCGCTCTCCGGGTTCGGGTGCGGACGGAACGCCTCCCGGAGCACGTCCGCGACCGAGTCGTCGTGGCCCGTCTCCCCTGAAGGGGAGGCGGGGGCGACTTGGCCATCGAGGCGAAGTCTCAGCGTGTCGCGCTCGAACTCCACGTCCTTCGCGACCTCGACAGCGTCGGCAAGTGCCTGGTCGATCCGCTCCCAGTCGTCGCCGTCAGAGACCATGCCCCGGATGCGTTGGAGCTTGCCGTGCACGATCATGCGCGGGCGGCCCACGTCCTCGCCGTTGCGCCTTGCCATCACCTCGTCGCGGCCTTCGACCGCGCAGCGCAGACGGGCGATCTCCTCTCGAAGCTCGCGCTCCGTCTCCCGGCCCCCTGAAGGCAGGGAGGCGAGGCGCAGGGCGACGCACACGAGCCGCCAGGCGTCGTTGCCGTGCTGTCGCGTGTCGTGCACCTGCTCCAGCGCGAGCTTCGCACGCTGAAGCACGTCGACCAGCTCCCGCGTCCCCGTCTCCTCCTGGAGGACGGGCGGCGTGGGCCGTGCGGGACCGGGCGGAGGCGGGAGCGGGACCGGTGGCCGTCGTGTTCCGCCGCTCATGGTGCCCAGCCCTCCAGTTCGCCATGACGCTCCCACAGCTCAGCCGCACGTCGCGCGCCGCGTCGCGTCAGGCGGTAGGTGAACATGCCGTAGGAGGCGTCGGGCCTTCTGCGCTCGACCACGACGAAGAGGAGGTCGCGGTAGTCCGCGAGCGACACGTACGACTCGCCGTTGATGGCGTGGATCTGCGCGGAGCCGATCATCGGCTGTCGCCTCCTCGTGCGAAGTGGTCCATGCGATCGGCGAGATGGCCCATGCCCTTGCGTCGCAGGCTCTCCTTCAACTCCTCAAGGCGAGGCGGGCTGCCCGGGATCAGCATCTCGATCGCGTGCGTCCAGCCGGTCCACGACGGATCGCGCATCGCGTCGAGGTAGTCGCCCTGGATCTCGACTCGTTCCGCGTCCTGCATCTTGAGCGCGTTCAGCAGCTTGCGCTCGTCGTCGCCCAGCCCGCCCTCCTCGTCCTTGGACGAAGACGCGGAGGGGGCACGGACGTACTCGAAGTACGTGGTCTCGGTGTCGACAGCGACACGGCCAGCCGGGTCAGGTACGTCGAGGATCTGCCAGCCGAGGATGTCTCCGTCGGTGAATACGAAGACGCGATCCGGCGGCTCGCCCCCCGTCTCCTCACGAACAGGATCAGGCGTCATGCCCACAACACCTCCTGCCCGCAGTCGGGAAATGCCTTTGCCTGGAGCAGCAGCCGCTTTCCGGTCTGGGCGTGCTCGTCGTAGCCGCGCATGCCCGGAAGCGGCGTCAGGACGTAGTGGTACTCGTGAGCGGCGATCCGCGCCAGAACGGTTTCTGCCGTCTCGGCGCTGCCGTCACGCAGCTTCACCGCCGTGACGTGCTCGTGGCCGCCGCGCGTCTCGTGACGCACAGCCACGACCTCGCGCTCGGAGACAGGATCAGGCGACGGCATCGGTGGCCTCCTCGGCGTCGGCAAGCTCGACCCGTTCCACGAGGTAGCGGCGGCCTCCGCCGTCGTGCGCCTCACGCTCGGCTGCCTCGCGGGTCAGGAAGGCGTTGATGAAGCAGTTGTCGTGCGTCAGGACGACGAAGACCTCGCGCGGCCCGTCGCCGCCTTCACGTACGGACAAGGGGGCGGCGGCGAGCTTCATGCCGACCTCGTAGTTCGCCGGCAGATCCTCTGGGTGCACGGGCGTGTAGCCGGCGCAGTATCTCTCCAGCACCTCGCGGTTCGCCGCGATGAAGCTGACCAGTTGCGCGTCGCTCATGTGCTTCTCCCATCGGTCGGCTCCAAGGCGCGCTTGGCGTTGAGCGCGGTTCCGATGCCGCCAACGAAGAACCCGACGACGTAGTACAAGGCGCCGGTGCCGCCGGCCAGCAGGGCCGCCGCAGCGAATGCGCCAATGGCAACGGCAGCGACGATCGGCGAGTTCGTGTTCCTTCGGCGCTTCATGCGTTCTCCTCCTCGGTCGGCAGGTAGTAGCCCCGTCTTGGCTTCGAGAGCAGGCCCTTGGAGACGAGCGAGCGCAGCGCGCGCGTCGCCTGGTCGTAGCTCGGGCCGCGCAAGTCGAGGCCTCGCGCGAAGTCCGCTGCCACCGGCGCGCCATGGTGGGCGTGCCAGCGCCGCACGTTGCTCAGCACGGCACGCTCGTGGTCGTTCGACTCGGCCATGGGGGTTACTTCCTCGTCCGCGGGGCGCACGTCTTCCCAGTGGCTTGACGACACGCACTGCGCGAACGAGTCCGGCAACACGTCGGCCAGCTCCGCGTGGAGTTCGCCGACGGCGTCCAGCTTCACGCCTCGTTCGTCATCGACCGAGACGCCGTCGAGCGGGACCGTGATCTCGATGATCGCGTTGACCCACGGTTCGTCCTCGGCAGTGACGAACCGGGCGCCGGCAGCGCCCAGCTCGTAGGTCGGCACGTCGTCGCCCTCCCGTGCAGGCTCCGGTGAAGGGGACGCGAACGAGTTATGAGCGATGTTCTTCTCGCCGGAATCCGCCGAAAGAACTTTGTCATTCCCGGTGTCGATATGACGGGCTTGCGGGGCAGCAGCGTCAGCCCGCATGTTTGACATAGCCCCTTCGGGGGCCAGGAGAGAATCGGCGACCGCTTCGAGAACGTTGCAGCCGAGGTCCACCGCCCGTGCCTCAAGTGCGGCTCCGGACGCGCAGATCACCTCGTAGACGATCCCAAACGACCTGTCCCCCTTCAGCTCCGCGATCACCTTGCGGCGCTCGTCGAAGCGGACTTCTCTCGCGAGATGAGGCCAGGTGTGCACGTTGTGGATGCGGCAGCCGCCGAGCGCGTCCGTCCCGCACTTGCACGGGTCAGCCATTCGCAGCCAACTTCGGTCGGCGCGACGGATAGCTGTTCAGCGTGCGGCACTCGCACGACGGGCACTTCCGGTCATACCCGAAGCGCTCGCCTCTCGGGACCTGCATCGACCCGGCGTGCCCGCAGTTCGAACAGCTCACATCGACGGTATAGGTCTGGCCGATCCCCAGCCGCTCGCGTACCTCGTCAGGCTCCATGCCCGTCCTCCTCGTTATTCGTCGTCAGCTCGCCCGGACGAGCGAGCTGCTTCCTTGTCTTCGGTCTCGGGTCGCCGCCAGCGCGAGCTTGCAACAACTCATGGGCCATCGCGTCCAGAGCGGACGCGGCAGCCGAAGCGGCCATCTCGCGCTCGATCAGCGTCGCCTGCGAGCGGGCATCGCTGGCCCCCTTGGACAAGTCGGCGCGGAGGGCGTCGAGAGCGTCGTGCAGCTCCCTCGTCTTCGCGTCGCCGAGGTACTGACACGCGAAGCTCACGGCCGATGTCAGCCACTCGATCTGCGAGAGGGAGAGCGACGGGCGCTGGCCGAGCTTCATCATCGCGTCGACAACGGGCCGTTCGCGAGGATGCCAGCGATCTTGTCGAGCGCGACCGTCTCGCCATGCTGGATTGCTTCGGCGATCTCCCGCAGCGCGTCACGGGCGGTGTCCCGCTCGCGTTCGCGGACCTCCGCCAGGCTTCTTGCCGCCAACCGCGCATCCTCGATTCGGTCCCGCTCTCGCCGTAGCTCGTCCACCAGGGAGGCAGGGACGACCTCGACGCGAGCGGCCTTCAGCCACTCCTCGCCGGCGAGCCCGCAGTCCTTCGGCGGGGAGGTGTCGGGTCCGTCGAGCACGAACGTGCCGTAGCCGTCGATCTTGCTGATCGTCCAGCGCCACTCGTCCACCTTCGGGGACTGGGGATCAGCGGGCACGGCTCGCGTCCAGGCTGTCGTAGTACCACCTGCGCAAGAAGCTCAGGGCGAACGGGTCGCGGCCCATGTCGAGCATCTGCCAGGCCCAGATCGCCCGACCTGAGCGGCCGTTTCCGTCGAGGAACGGGTGCAGCGTCTCGTAGCGAACGTGCACCTCGAACGGGGACAGCTTGCGGCTGCCGTTGACCTCGGCCAGCAGCGCCTCAAGGCTCTCCAGGATCTCCGGTCCACCGGGCGGCGGGAGGTGCGGGCCGACGCGGACGTTCATCCCCGGCCGCGACCGCAGCGGTGCCTCGCCGCCCGCCACCGCGTGCACGAACTCGACTACATCCGGCAGGCGGATCGCGTTGAGCGACAGCAGCCGCTCATGCGCCTCGATCTCGCCGCGCGTTGGGTCGCGAACGATGTTCTCGATGCGGTTCGACTCGCGGACGAACTCGCGAAGGCCGGGATGCTCAGCCACGTCTTTCCTCCTGGTCCTTGATGAACTGGGCGACACCGCCGGGGCGGAAGTAGATCTGCACGCACGTCAGCACCTCGTGCGCCTCCGCCTTCTCGCGCCAGAACCGACGGGCCTGGGCCAGGGCCGGCTCAGACGGTCGCGGGCCGCAGCGGCTGAGCTGTCCGACGACGCGGCGAGCGATCCACTCCCGCATGGCAGGCATCGCCGCCTGGATCTGCTCAGGAGACGGGGTCACAAGCAGCCCTCTCGATCGCCCGCAGAAACAGCTGCGTGCCGAGCACACGGGTCTGAACTCGCAGTCCGCGGGATCTCGCAGCCTGGTCGATCGAGCTACGCGCATACACCCGCGACCGCGGGCAGTCCCGGCCCAGCTCAAGACGCCACAGACGACCGTCGAAGAACCGCTCATACTTGCTGCCATGGCCGTCATGTTCTGGCGCGAACTCGGCGTCGATGGCACGGTCCGCCCAGGCATCCCGCTCTCGCTCAAGCTCTCCTTCCAGCCCCTCCACCCGCCGTGACAGGTGCTCGACCATCGCCTCGAGCACCCAGTACGGATGCTTCGTCGGGGTCACGACGTGCCGCCTCTCGCGTTGTGCATCCCCAGCTCCTCGTAATCGGCGAAGCACCGCTCGTGGAGACGGCAAATACCGGCACTCGTCAGCGTCGCCCTTCGCAACGTGCCCGGCGGCCCCCACACGTCCACGAACCCGCCCGAGACCAGCCCAGGCATCAACTCACGAAACGGGCCATCCCACTCGCAGCCGATCTTCACCGGCCGCAACCAAACGCCGCCCGCGTCAACCTCACGAAGCGCGTCAATGCTCACCGGAAGCGAGAGAACGTCCGCGTCCTGGCCGACGCGAACGCAGTCCCACGCGTGGCCGGTGAATCCTCGCCGCGGGCACCGCGAAACCGGGCGCTCGCAGTGCGAGCAGTACCCCGGGCGCGTAACCGGACGCCGCTCGCGCGGCGACGTGATCCCGACCCCGCTCATCTCCCAGCCTCCTGTGCGGCGACGAGCATCACGTGCAGCTCGTGAGCACCGATCGTGTAGTCGCAGCCGTCAGCGCAGTAGACCTCGGCATAAGGCTCGGCCTTGTCGGGGTCGCCCCCGAAGATCGAGGCGCCGTAGCTCGCCGCGTCGTGACGGATTCCGCGCATGGTGTCCACCAGTGGCCCTTGCACGAGGCGCCCTTCCACGAATCGCACGGACGGATGCACAGTCACGTCGACCATGCCGACGAGCGTTCCGCCGCAGTGCGGGCACTGGACTCGCCCACGCTTGACTGTCGGCCGCCCGTTCATCGCTCCGTCGCCTCCTGTCCGGGGATGCCGTGCTCGGCGTTCCAGGCGGCGAGCCAGTCCGTGGCCGTCAGCTCGCCGACGCGGATCTTGCGCTGCTTGCCGCTGTTGACCTGCTCAGCGATATGGGGCCACGTCGTCGCCTCGACCACGATCTCGGAACCGTCCGGGAGGGTGATCGTGCCGCCGCTTGCGGCGAGCCGGCTGTATGCGAGCTTGACCTCGGGCACCCACGCCTGCCGCTCTCGGATCAGGCCGCAGATCGCGCTGCGCGCCTCCTCCAGCGTCGCGTACGCCCACCGGGAGACCTGCTCGTGCGTTCGCCGCGACTCGCCGACGCGAACGTCTTCGGCCGTCGGCGGAAGAACGCGCTCGTGCCGGACGATGTAGGAGCCTGCCGGCGCGCTCATGATGTACCTGCTGGTGAGAAATGCTCAGCGAAGTAACTCGTCGGCACGTAGACGCGAACTCGGTAGCGCTGGACGGTGGCGCTCATGCCGACACCGCCACGTCGCGATAGCGGTCGTAGAGGGCTCGCATCACGTAGTCGATCTCCGGCGGCTTGAGCGCGAACGGGCTCCGGTAGGAGTCCGGTGTGTGACGCCAGTCGTGAGCGCGCTCGGCGACCAGCTCGAACCAGGCGCACCACTCGCCGGCGGCCGTCTTGATCGCGGCGAGCATCTCGGCCTCGGTGACCGTGGACGGGTCGCGTCCGTCGAACGAAGCGGCGGCCCGGTCGATCGCCCACTGAAGGGCACGCGCCTGGTCGGGTGCGCCCGCTGCGGTGGCGATGGCGGTGGCGCTCATGACGACACCGCCTGGTTCTCCGGGAACAGCGCGACCCAAGCCGGGTCGAGGTCCCACTCGAAGACGTGCGTCAGACCGCGCGCTTGGCGCTCCTGGTCGAGTCTCATCGCCAGCTGGTAGCTCGGCGCCGACGCCCCGTGGTTCAGGACCGCCTCCAAACCTCCGCGAGCATCGAACGCGGTGTAGGAGTGCGTGCCGTCCTCAGCCGCGAGCCAGCACTCGCGGAGCGTTGCCCGGAAGTCCTGCTCGCGCTCGATGTCTCGCAAGCGAGCGGCGATCACCGCCTTGCGGCCGGGGTGCAAGTCGCCGTCGGCGATGTCCTCCAGGTCTCGGCGGTACGCCTTCGCGAGGCGTCTGAGCGAGTCATCGCGCGCGAGGCCGATCGGATGCGCCTCTGCTGCGGAGCGACGCGCGAGACCAGTCGCGTCCCGGACAAGGACCGACCGATGCCGCAACTGCTCGCGCTCCAGGTGTTGGATCAAGGCGGCGCTCATGACGACGCCACGCGCTCGATGCGCTTCGCGGCGGCCAGGATCGTGCTCGGCCGCATCGGTGCGACCGAACCATCCGGACGTCGCACGTTGAGCATGTGCCCGACGGTCTCGCCGACGACCTCGAAACGAGCATCGTCCTCGCCGCGGAAGGTGGCGATCACAACGTCGCCGGGGGCGATCTCGCTGCGTCGGGGGTCTCGAACCCAGTGGGCGGTGGCGGTCATGTCGGCTCCCTTGATCATGTCTACAGGTGTAGACAATACTCCTCTGGCCAGCTTTGTCAACCCCTGTAGACTGTCGGCATGGTCGAGACCGACTACGGCGCGATGCTCCGCGAGGCCGGTGCGAAGTACGGGCGCGCAACGGCCGCCCAAAGACAAGCGGACGCCGAGCGCACCTACGCGATCAAAGCCGCGCACCGCCACGGCAGATGGACCGTGCGCAGAATCGCTGCGGAGCTGGGCGTCAGCTACCAGCTCGTCGGCCGCCTCGTACGCCGCCGCTGACCGCCCCGTCTCCTCCCACCACTCGCACGAGCCGGGATGGCCGCAGTTCAGACAGCCGGTCACGAGGGCAGCTCCAGCGGACTGTCGGCCTGCTCGGGCCGGATCTCCACGAGGGCGAGCGGCGTGGGCACGACCCCGCGCGCAGCGTTCGCAACCCAGCAGTCCGTGATCCATCCGAGACGACGCAGCCGTCGTGCCTCCGCGCGGGCCGGTCTGCGGGCGCAGAGCGCGTACCCCAGCTCCAGGGCGCGCTGCGCAAGCTCGATGACCTCGCGGTCGCGGTCGGTCATCTCCGGCAGCTCAGGCGGCGACGATCTCAGCTTCCGCGAGCGCCACACGCCCAGCGCGATCAAGCCGTCTTCGCTGAGGGTCGTCGCCCCGTCGACCGCATCGCTCTCGACCCACCCGTAGCCGAAGACAGCCCGTACGGTGGCCGGGCGCAAGTCACTGCCGTAGTGGCCGGCCCACTCGCCGCGATACTGCACGCCGAACAGGCCGCTGCCCTCCAAGCGGACGCGCTTGCCTCTCTCGACGTAGCCCTCGATGACTGCCAGCGCTCGCGCCTGCGCATCCGACGGAACCCTCACGACTGCTTCCCCTCCAGGCGTTCACGCTGACGGGCAGGGAGGGCCTCGGCGAGCGCGCGTCCGACGATCCGCTCGACCATGTCCGGCCCCTCGCCGCAGGCCGGCTCGAAGTCGATCAGGAACTTCGTCATCGCCTTGACGGCTCTGCGGTAGCTGATCTGCGGTCCGGACGGCTTGCGCTTCCCCGTTCGAACGGGCTTTTGAGGCCCGTAGCCGCGCTCCGCCTTCCATTCCCGTGTCCGGCACACCGGATCGTGAAAACGGTGCTCAGGATTGACGGGAACGAACTCGACGGTGCAGCCCCGGTAGGCGCAGACGAGGGTGCGAGGCTCCGTCATGCGGCAGCCCTCGCCAACTCGGCAGCATGGTTCATGAGCCACCGTCCGCAGAGTTCGCCTGCCTGGACTTGAACTCCGTCGCCGAGAGCGGACAGTCGGGATCGCTCCACCCGGCGGGCGCGCCCATCATCCACTCGACGAACCAGGGGCTCAGGCGCAGGTCCGACGACGGTTTCCCAACGCCGGACCGCGGCGTCATACGCTCCCCAGCCAACCCCGACGCCTCGATCAGCTCCTTCGCCCACGAGTGCAGGTTGAAGTCGGTCGTGCTCCACGTCCGTGCGTGGCTCGTATCGGGCGGTCCATCGCTCGCCCGCGGCGTCGGCAAGAACTTCACGAGCCCATCCAGCGACGGACGCACCGTCGCTCCCGGCGACGAGCTCTGGTTGTACCCGGTCACGAAGGTGCGGGGCGCCGAAGGCTGCTGCTGGCAGGCAGTCCCACCAGATATCGAACCCGAGCGCGGCCAGGTCCCCGACCACCGTTCCCCAGACGGCTCCGTCGTGGAGAGCAAGGATGTTCGCCACGTTCTCCACGAGCACGTAGCGGGGTCGAAGTTCGCGAACGGCTCGGGCCATCTCGTGCCACAGAGCGGTCTCGGGATGATCGAGCCCGGTGCGCTTGCCGGCGGTCGAGGCGCCCTTGCACGGGAAGCCGCCGGCGACGACGTCGACGCGGGGAACAGCGTCAGCTCGGACGGCTCGCACGTCGTCGAGCACGAGCGCTCCGGGCCAGCGCTGGCCGAGGACGCCGCGACGGAACCCGTCCCGCTCAGCGAACCAGACATGGCGCAGCCCGGCGAGGTGCAGCCCATAGTCGAGCAGCCCGATCCCGGAGAACATGGAGCCGACCGTGAGCACGTCACGACGCCTCCGGGTAGTCACGTTCAAGCCGGGACTCGACGGGCACGTACCGCTGCCCGGTCGTCTGCTGGAGCGCACCCAGCAACCCTGAGTGCGACGCCGCGTGCGCCTGCTCCTCGAGCGTGAGGTGCGGCAAAAGGTCGAACTCGCCCATGTCATAGAGCCGGTGAAGGTCCGCTCGCAGGCCGACGACGCACAGCGGGTCGTCACAGCCGCCCAGAGCACGATCGGTTACGTGCGCCGGGTGAACATGACCGCCGTGCTCGGCCGTGACGCGACAGCCCTGCGTCTGCACCTTCGCGCGTTGGTCCGGCGAGGCCGGCGTGAAGCCGCTCTTGCGTCTGAACGTCGAGGTGCGTCGACGCGGCTGCTCGTCACGGTCGACCGCGTCATCCGCCTCCGCAAGACGACGCTGCGAGATCGGTGCCAGCTCGCTCCTGCGCTCCAACGGTCTACGCGACCGCTCGATCCACGCTCTCGTCGTGGACGCCTTCGCCTCGAGGGGCTTGGAGCGCTTCACGCGGCCTCACCGTGCAGGGCATCGAGGAGGGAGGGAAGGGGCCCGCGCGTTGCGAGCGCAGGCGAGAGCCACAACACCTCTGGCGCCTGGGGCAGCACATCGCCATCCCGTGACTGGACGGTGCGCTTGCGGTCGAGATGCACCATCTGCCAGCGGAGCCGCTCGGCCTCCTCGCACGGGTAGCCAGACAGGATCACGGCGGCGTGCCGGACTTCCAGGAGCGTGTCCACGAGTCGCGGCCAGAGGGTGCCGTCATCATCGACCGCATAGCCCTTGCGCGGCTCCGTACGCAGCGGGCCGGCGTACGGCGGGTCGCAGTAGATGACAGCGTCGGGTCGATCCCACCGCGGGATCAGCGCGCATGCGTCGTTTCGCTCAAGCGCCACGCCCCGCAGTCGATGGACGGCCGCGAGCAGCTTCGGCGGCAGGTTCTCCCACGTTCCCGGCTGCCATCGGCCCCGACCGTCGCCGATGCACGGCACAGACCACGAGGACCGCGACCGCGAGAACGACTGGTCGATGTCGACGAGCAGCAGTCGAGCCGCCTCCACGTCGTCATCGGGCGGGTACTCGCGGGCAGCTCTCGCGATGCCCCACTCGGCGCGGCTGTAGGGCGTCGCGGCGACGGCGGCCGCAAGCTCCTCGCCTCGCTCGCGGAGTGCCCGCCAGAATCGCATGATCCGCTCGTCGGAATCGTTGAGCGTCTCCCGCTCAGCTCGCCGCTTGTGAAACAGCACGGCCGCGCCGCCCGCGAATGGCTCCAGGTACACACGGTGTGCCGGCATGAACGCCACGATCTGCTCGGCGAGCATCTGCTTCCCGCCGTAATAGGTGAGCGGCGTCCTCAAACCGCCATCTCCAGCCGCTCGCGTCTGACAAGCTCCAGGCGAGCCTCGGCCTGCCTCATCTCGCGGTGCGCCGCCTTGAGCTTCCGTGCCCGGTGAGCGATGTACTTCGCGTTGCCGGTCGCATACGCTCGCACCAGCTGGAGGTCGCGATGCTCGACCAGCCATCTCGCCTTCAACCACCGCTGGTTCGCAGCAGCCTGCTCCTCACGAAGCCGTGCCGCCTCGGCGATCCACTGATCGCGAGCGCGAGCGAGACGCGGGGCGATGTCCGCGAGACGGGTCACGGGCGCATTCCTTTTCGGCCTTTGTGAAGACTCTCGTGGGGTCGGAGGCGAGCGTGCGCAGCAGCGCGAACTCCTTCTGCGAGACGATCAGCCGGCGGCCGTTGAGCAGCACGCTGCGCGCCGCCGGGTCGACCTCGAGCGTCCCGACGCGCAGGCGCCCGTGGCGCACCGAGCGCTCGCTGCGGCGCAGCAGCGCTCTCACGCGCGCCCGCAGCTCCGGGTAGCTGAAGGGCTTGCCGAGCACGTCGTCGGCGCCCTTGTCGAAGCCGCGCAGGCGGTGCAGCTCGCCGACGCGGCCGCTCAGCACCAGCAGCGGCAGCAGCGGGTCGACGCGGCTCGCGACGCCGTCGGCGGCGCGCACCTGCGCGAGCAGCTCGAGGCCGTCGCGGTCGGGCAGCGTGAGGTCGACGATCGCGAGGTCCGGGTAGCGCGTCTCCATCAGGCGCAGGGCGTCGCGCGCGTTGGCGGCGCCGATCGGCTCGTACCCGTCGGCGGCGAGGTTGTCGGCGAGGAACGTCCGCGTGTGGCGGTCGTCCTCGACGACGAGGATGGTGGGATGTTGGTCGGTCATGGCCGCTCTGAGTGCCGGAGCGGCAGGAATTCGCCCCCCTCGCCGCAGCTCCGTCGCAGACGGCGGGCGCACGGCGGGGCCGCCTGCAAGTTCGCGTGCAAGCCATCCGCCGGTGGAGGAGTCGCGCATATGATGCCGACGCCCACGGACCGGGACGCCTTCGAACCATGCGCAACCAACGCGGAAACTACAGCTCCGGCGACGACTTCGTGCTCGAGTACGGCGAGCTGCGCTTCACCTTCAACGAGCGCGACTTCGCCGAGCGCTGCGAGCAGGCCGCGCGCAAGCTCGGCTTCGTCGGCGGCCGGCTCGAGGACGAGGAGGCCGAGGACCTCGTCAACCTCGTCGTCAACGGCGAGGTCCACGATCCCGCCTCCGCGCTGGGCGAGCACGTCAACGACTGCTGGCCGGAGCTCGTCGGGCCCTCCGAGCGCTCGCTCGTGCACTGGCTGCGACGGCTGATCTTCCGCGGCGCGTGGCTCGACCAGCGCGTGAAGGAGGGCGAGCTCGACGTCGCCTTCGACGAGCTCACCCACACCTTCGCCTACGTCCAGCCCGACCGCGGCTACGAGCCGATCGAGCTGGCGCCCGAACCGTCCTGGGGACGGGTCGCGTACCGCAGCCCCGCGCGGTAGCCGCGCGCTACTCCGCCTCCTCGCGCACGGCCGCGGCGATCGCCTCCGCGCCGGCTTCGCCGACGAGCAGCTCGGGTCGCAGCGTGCGGCTGGCGAGCAGATCGATCGCCGGGAAGCGGCGCGCGCCCGCCACCTTCGCGTCGAGCGCGACGACGGTCGTCTCGCCGCCGAGCGGCGCCGCGGCCGTCGCGATCACCGTCAGCGAGCCGCCGCCGGGGATGCTGCGCGCGGCGGCGAGCGCCTTGCGCGCCGCGGGCGCCGGGACGCCCTCGAGCGAGTCGATCAGCACGACCGCGTGGCCGCCGCGCGCCGCGACGCGCTTGCCGTGCTCGATCGCGCGCTCGACGGCCTGCGCCTGGGCGTCGGGCGACGCCGCGAAGCTGAGCGTCGCGGCGGGGGGAATCGGGCCCTCGGCCCACTCGGCGATCTCCTCCGGTCGCGCGCCGGCGAGCACGAGAACGCTCTCCAGCTCGGCGTCGAGCGCGACGAGCGCGTCGGCGAGGCGGCGCAGCGCCTCGCTCTTGCCCGAGTGGGCGGCGCCGGCGATCGTGACGCGCGAGCCGCGGCCGATCGGCGTCAGGAACTCGATCGCCTTGACCGTCTCGTCCTCGCCGCCGAACGCGAAGCGCTCGCTCGGGAACGCGGCCGGCAGCTCGTCGAAGCGCACGCCCTCCGAGACCTCCTCGGCCGGGCGGCCGTTTATGGCCTCGACGCGCACGAGCGACGGGTGGCGCTCGGAGCGCCGCGGCGGACGCACCGGGCCGCTCACGCGGTCGCCGTCGACCAGCTCGCAGCGGCGCACCTGCGCGGCCGAGACGTAGACGTCGTCCGGCGAGGCGGCGCCGTCCTTGCCGAGCCGCAGGAAGGCTGAGCCGTTGTCGGCCAGCTCGACGACGCCCTCGGCCGTCGCCTCGCGCTCCTCGCGCGCCGGGGCGCGCTCGCGCTCGCGCTCGCGACGCGCAGGGCTCGCCGCCGCCGGCTCGGCGGCCGCCTCAGGCTCCCCCTCGCGCTCCTCGCGCTCCTCGCGGTCGCCGCGCGAGCGGCCGCGGCCGCCGCGGCGGCGGCGAGGGCGCGCCGGCGCCTCCTCCTCGTCGGCAGCGGCGGCTGCCGGCGCCTCGGCGGCGGCGCCCTGGCGCTCGACGATCGCGTCGATCAGCTCCTCCTTGCGCAGACGGCGGAAGCCGTCGATGCCCAGCTCCGAGGCGATCGCGTGCAGATCGGCGAGCGGGCTGTCCGCAAGCGCGGAGCGTTCGAGTACTGGCATGGTCCTCCTGTCGGGGTGTGAATCGGTGGGCTCCGGCCGCGTTGGCGTCAGCGACCGGCGATCGGTCGAGCCCGGTATTCGGGCTCTGCGCGGCGAACCCTAGCGGATGCGGCGCAGGTCCTCGGCGAGGCGCGCGTCGGCGGCCAGCTCGCGGCGGCCGGCGAGCACGTCGCGCACGGCGATGAAGTCCGCGGCCGCGGCGACGTCGTGCAGCCGGAACACGTGGCCGCCGGCGTCGAGCCCCCAGGCGAGCGCGGCGAGCGTCCCGGCCCCGCGCTCGCGCGGGCCGCGGCCGGTGATCGCGCCGATGAAGTCCTTGCGCGAGAGCGCGAGCAGCAGCGGGCGGCCGAGCGCGTGCACGTCGTCGAGGCGGCGCAGCGCCTCGACCGTCTGCGCCGGCGTCTTGCCGAAGTCCGGCCCGGGGTCGAGGATCAGCTGCTCCTCCGCGACCCCGCGCTCGCCCGCGAGCGCGATCCGCTCGCTCAGGAAGGCGACGACGTCGGCCGCCACGCGGCCGTCCCAGGCGCGGTCGAGCAGCTTCTGCTTGGGCGCGGCGCGCGTGTGCATCAGCACGAGCGCGGCGCCCGTCTCGGCGCA